AAAATGGTTGTTACTGAGAAATTTTATAAAAAAGTTAGATCTATACTATCTAAAAAGCTATGAGAGATTATAAGCAGATCTTGCTGGAACGATTAGAAACGAGAGAGCGGTGTAAAACAGATTTAGTGTTTAGGTTGCGAGTATTGCGCAGGTGCTATACGGATACACTTTACTGGTTTGATATGTTCGCTTGGACACTGGATCCAAGGCACACACCAACACAAATCCCATTAATTCCTTATCAGGGTAAACAAATCCAATATATACAATATTTAGATAATCTTTTAGAAAATCCTAAAGATGTATTCATCGATAAACCTAGGGACGTGGGTGCAACTGTAATATTCTCTTTATGGTGTCTGAAACAATTCCTATTTAGGGACGGTTTCAATGCCAGGTTGGGTTCTAGGAAAGAGGATTATGTGGATAAAACAGGAGATCCAGATACTTTGTTTTATAAGATTGACTTTGCTTTGCAAAAACTTCCTAAATGGATGTTACCAACTCGTTGGAGTAATCAAAAGAATAGATCACATATGCGATTGGATCGACCCGATAATTCCAATACGATAGTTGGTGAATCTTCTAATCCCTCCTTCGCTCGAGGAGGTAGGCAAACAATAGTTTTATTTGATGAGATTGGTTTCTGGTCGTGGGCGAAACCAGCTTGGGAATCAGCAGGGGACGTAACCAATATACGAGTTGCAATGACAACGCCACCTGACACAGGAAGGAATTCATTTGCTTGGAAACTATTAAGTGGACAGGCTGGAACAGTAGAGCGTTTCAATTTTGATTATACTGATATCCCTTGGAAAGATGCTGAATGGTTGAAAGACCAGAAGAAAAGAAGATCAGATGAGGAGTTTCAGCGTGAAATCAATAAATCCTATTCGTCATCAATGAAAGGAACGGTTTATGCAGAGGATTGGATTAGTAATGTTTATGAGGGGGATGAAATAGATTATGATCCCGAGCTCCCACTATTTACAACATGGGACTTCGGATTAGATGCTGTGTCAATGATTTGGTTGCAAAAAGACTTAAAGACTGAGAAAGTTTATTTAATTGATAGTTATACGAATTCTGATAAAACAATAGATTTCTACATTCCATTTGTAACAGGTAGAGTGGTATCTGGTGTATATGAGTATTCAAAAAAGGAGCTAGAGAAAATTAGATTGCATAGGGATTGGCGGTCAGACATTACCCACTTTGGTGATCCGGACGTGAAAAAACAAAGTGTGGTGACTAAGAATTCAGCAAAGGACGTATTGCAGAAGCAGGGTATCTACATCCAATCCAAAGGGTGGGGTGGTAGAACTCACTATGACATGAGAGAGAAGACTAAACTAATGCTAAGGCGATTAGAGGTGAATACACTTCGCAACGAGTATATGATAGAATGTATCAAATCAGCTAGGTATCCAGAATCTAGAGAGGGTAGTCAGTCTACGGCGGGTATTACAAAACCTATCCACGACTGGACATCTCACTATAGGTCTGCATTGGAATATTTCGCAGACAACGAGGGAGGAATTAAAATCAATAAAAAGATAAGGAAAAAGGGGATTAAGCAAGCTTACAGACCTCTAGGAGGAATTTAATTATATATATATTTATTTATTTATTTTTACAAACCAAAGAATGGACGTATTAAAAAAAGTAACAAACATATCAGATCGACCTCTCGTTTTAGATTGGAACTATGCTTTGCTAGGGCCAGAAGATAAAAAATCTTTCATGGAATACCAAGAAACAAAAGAATTTAAAGGAAATACGCCAGCGGAAACGATCAGAAGAAAATCTATGACCGTGGCAGATAAAATGCGACCATTCATACAGCGCCTACGTAAAGGAATACTTACTCAAGGAATTATTATGTCGGGCGGGAATAACCTTCCCTCAAATGTATATAAATTCTGCATTGCGCCTGACTACAGTTTATTCAAGGATTCACCAGAAGGGAAAGCGAAAATGCTAAAGATCGCAGAGCAATATAATATATATTCCAATGGGTCAATGGCTAATGCAGAAATTAAAAAGACATTACAAGATCATTTCGGAAAGGATAATTTTTTGATAGTTACAGAAGAACAATACAACGATTCAATGCTCCGAGAATTAACAAAAACAGAAATTGTACAACAACTGGAGCCCGGACAGCAAAAAGCGACAGTAATCACATCGGGGTTTTTGGAGGTGCAAGATATCTATAAAGACGAAGAGGATGCCTTAGAAGTATCCGAAGAAGTATCCGAAGAAGTATCCGAGAGCGGGTTAGATTATGACGCAATGAGCTTCAATGAAATTAGAAAGCTTGCTAAGAATCAGGGACTTTCTGCATCAGGCACAAGAGAGGAACTCGTCAATAAATTAAAAACAGGTGTATGAGAAAAGAGAAGGTAGAAATTATAATTTGTGAGGGGTGTGACAAAAGTGTGAGCGCTCATGCAAGTACAACCATGGTTTGGCAGAAAAAAGGAATAAAAATACAACTATGTCCTGATTGCACACATAAGTTTTTCAAGGAGGATCTGGATGATACGCACATAAGCCGCGAGAAACTAACGAATGTAGGGCTGTGGCAGGAAGGGTACAGAGAGAATGATATTAAAAATTTATTGCACAAATGGAGCAAAGAAGAAATACAATAATAAAAGAGGTAACTAGAGAAGAATTGGAGGTCATAATGAAAGTTATAGGATTTTTACAAAAAATTAATTATGGAGTTATGACAATAAAAATAACAACGAATGCAGCGAATAGGAGTAGAGCCGTATTTCTCGATACGACGTTATCTGACAAGATCAACTTAAATTAGTTATATAATAAATGTCAAAATCTAAAAAGGAAAGTAAGGAACTCGGGTCAAAAGATAAAGAGTTGTTTGCAAAGTGGAGTGAAATGCACAAAGATATTGATATTCCAACTAAAGATAAAGAGAGGGAGTTCAAATTAGTGAGGGAAGTGCTTAAAAAATTCTACGCTGCAAAAACTTCAAGACAAAATTCGTGTTATTGGAAAAATCATAACTCAGACACATCAGGTTCTGGAGCAGGAGGTGGTGACTGGGGATCCTTATGGGATAGTCAGGAGAAATCCTACACCATGTGGCATCAACAAGGTTCTAGTGATGATTTTCAAAGCAATATTAAATCACCAATGGTTACGGGGCGTGTAAACGCTTTTGTGAATCAATGGAAAAAATTAAATCTAGGATGGGATGCATTTCCCAACAACGAGGAGGATTATAATTCTGCGCAAGTGGCGTCTAAACTTATGAATTACTGGTATAACAAGACGAATGCGAAAGATGAATTAAACTCCTTCGCCTGGGAAATCGCAGTACATGGAACAGGATTTATTAGGGCGACATATAGAAAGGAAGTGAAGAGAATCAGACCAGCAATTACAGATCCGAAGAAGATGGATGAAAAACAGAAGAAGATGTTTGAGGATGGTTATAGAGGTTTGATATTTGGAGAACCAGAAGATATTGTGACGAACGCAGATATCAAATTAGAGCATGTCCCCATTAGAGAGATGTTCGTCGATCCAGATGCTGTAACTATCCACGGAACAGGTTCAAGAGCACGATATGTGATTAGAAGACGTTTAATCAATATAGAAGAATTTCGACAGAAATATGCATCCAATCCAGCTGCGGTAAACGTAGATAAAGTGAAATCGTTAGGAAAATATAGAGATACGGATTACTCATTCTTTGAAAAACCATCAGATATGATGGGTAATGACACAGTTGAGTTACTGGAATTTGAAGGACAACTCACAAATACGCATGATGCGAATATAGTTATTGCGAACGACTTATTGATTTTAGATTCTGTATTGCCATCGCATAAGGAGATCACATACCACAAAGCCGACTTTATAACATTCCCTGGACAACTATATGGAATCGGGATTCCTGATCTACTAATGAATTTGCAAGGTGGACAGGAGATATTGATTAATATGGCTAATGATTATATATATCGATCATATAACTACAGGTTTTTAGTTGATTCTACCACATATGGAGAGCTAGACGAGGAAGCGATTAGACCAGATAACGCATTCATTCCCATTGACTTATCAGATAATAGGCCCATAGGTGCCAAAATTCAACAACTTGTATCACAGCCTATTGGTTTCGATCTATTCAGAATCCAAGATATAATAGAACAAAATGCGACAATGGCGACTTCAATCGATCCACAGCAATTGGCCCTTTCGACAAGAGGCAAGACGGCTACGGAAACGGTCATGAATAAAGAGAACCTGGAGGTTATGATTGCTGGCGTTGTAGATAATATTGTCAATCAGGCATTATTCCCCCTAGGCAGGCAAGTTTGGAAACTAATGCAACAGTATTACACGCAGCCTGAGGTTAAAAAGATAGTAGGGGATGACGGAGAAATCACAATGGAACCAAAATATAAAAAGATTAGATTAGAAGGATTAGAATTACAAGTTGAGGCTGATGATAGAGTTAAATTTAAAGAAATAGAAGGATTCTCGTATTTTGATCTTAATGAAAAGTATTTAAGTACAGAGGACGAAATCGATATTGTGATCAGACCAGAAACGATGGAGATTCAAAGTAAAGCATTGCGAATGCAGAAAGTTCAAGAGTTATTTGCGCAAATCATTCAATTCGCTGCAGATCCGAGTAATCCCGTCTCTATGCAGAATCCGAATGCTTATGTGAATGGAGTTAAACTATTCCAATATCTATTTCAAGTAATAGATGCACCTGATGACTTATTAATACAACCAGAAGAAAATGAGGAATTAGATGAGAAGAAAGCAGAGGAACACATAATGAAAATATTAGGAGGAGAGAACGTGCCAGCAGAACCTGGGCAAGGAAAATCGCATATTAGATATCAAGCAAGAGTAATATTTGCCTTAAATGAACAAATAAAAGGAATGCAGCAAAATATTGATGATGTAATGAAGGCTCAAGAGGATAACATAATGAAATTAGTAGATTCTGGTCAAATAATAGATCTGATGTCAGTAACAGGAAATCCAACAAGTGAAGGTAAGTTTATAGACGCATCGGGAGCTCCTGTCGAGCTACCGCAACCAGAAGCACCGCAAGATCTAGTTGCGAAGATTGGAGAACTTGTCGATGTCACAAAAAAACTACAAGAGCACACAATGGTGGAGTCGCTGCCAGAAGATGCGCTAGGAGAAGTTGCAGTTGATCCTAGTGCACCTAATATGGCTGAAGCCCTCAAGCCACCTGCACCAGAAGGACCAATGCCACCTGCAGCACCAATGCCAGGAGGACCGCAAGAAGGACCAGTGCCAATGCCTGAAGGAGCAGGGATGCAGGAAATGAATCCGAATTTCGGGGGGAACGGAAATACTCTATAGACTAATTTTTTTTTTAAAAGAATATAAATGGAAAAACCAAATATTATAAAAGATCCGGAATTAAGTAAATTAACTGTAGAGCAACTCAGAGAGATGCAAACGCTAACAAAAAGTATGGGTTTTCAGCATTTGATTGTCTTGGTAAATGCAAGAAATGAAACGCTAAAAAAACAGGCGATTGATTCTTTTATAGGGGAGTCTAATTTAGACTATGCAACGCACGGAATGATAAGAGGTAAGTTTCTTAGTAATAAATGGTTAGCAGAAATGGAGTTTGCAATAGAAGGAGAATTTGGAAGGCGAAAAAGTAAAAAAGTGGTAAAATAGATTGCATTTGAAGCCAGAATCTTGTATATTGTAATGCACTGCACGGAAAAACCGGTATTGTTTATCTAGAATTTTAAATCTAGGTAGGTAATACCGGTTTTTTGTTTTTTAACAAAATGAACCGCGCAATTTTACAAGTTAATACCACCGAATGGACGATCAGAACACGCATTCAGATGGAGAAACAGTTGACCTTGTTAGCCACGATCAGGCTGCAAATACTCAATCAGTTGACCCATCTACATCCCCCGCTCAGGATAATAGCGGATACGATGATAATGCAGAAGTATCCAACTCTGCCCCCGTAGAGGAGAATGGGACACCAGATAAATCCGAAGCTGAGAGACGAGAGGAAGGAAAATTACAGCAAACTCAGCGAGAGCTTGAGGAGCTTCGGCAACAGCAAACTCAGGTAGCGCAGAGGAATCAAACATTTGAGCAGTTTCTAATTTCTGATCCAGAAATATATAAGAATGCTTTAATTCAAACTTCTCAGTGGACTCCAGAGCAAGCAGAGCAGAAGGTAGCAGAGCTTAAATCAGAAGGTTTCTGGCAAGATAAGCAAGTCCAATCACAGGGACAACCGCAAGGGGATTCTTATGATATGGCTAGAGCAGCAGCGAGAGCGGAATTAGAAAATCAACAAGCTTACGAAGAGCTATTTAAAGTTGCACCAGATTTTGATCTAGAAAAAGTAAAATCACTGCCGCAAGCAGAGCAGCAACAGAAAGTAGAGCAAGGAAATAAGATTATTGCATTAACTAATTTCTTAGTCGAAAGAGACGGGCTAAGTAAACGCGAAGCAATTATCAAAGCCTATAAGATTGAATCAGGAAAAACAGATGATCAAGTTGTGCAGGCTAGGCAAGATGGTCGAATAGAAGGTTTCGCACAGGCGAATTTTAATAACGCCACAAGCACAGTGAGTACAGTCGGAACTCAGACAGGTAGATCAATTAGTTTGTCAGCAGACGAGAAGCAACAGGCTGATGCATTAGGTATGACACCAGAGGAATTTAAAAAGTTCGATGATAATCCAATCACTTCGGTAGGTTAAGCTTAGGGTAAAGAGAAATATTTAATTATTAGAATTTAATTTATGGCAGCAGGAACAACGATATCTAGAGGTTCACTTTTCGTGACTTCTCAGATTATTAGAAGATACGCTTCTGCAGTAACTCTAGCGACTGGAGATTTAGTTAATGTGCAAAATGGTGCATTACAAATCGCGGACGCAGGAGAGAGAATCGCAGGACAAATTCTAGAAAGTGCTACAAGTGCGACAACAGACGCGCAAGTAAACATTACTCCAGGATTAGTTGTAGTTATGGACAACGACAACGTTTCAGCAACGTTTTCAGCAACGTCTGTGGGAGAGTATTTTGATATTGCGGGAGCAACAGGAGCACAGGTGATTGATACGAGTTCAACGGTAGCACCTGAGACGACATCTAATAGCGCTCAAATGGTTTGTTTAGAATTCAATCCTCAAGGAGTTGGATTTGACGACGATCTTTCAATCGGAACATTCATGATTAAAGAACACCAATATTTTGGTTTCTAAAAATCATTAACTTATTAATTATTAATTTTAAACAATGGCAGTAACAACTCCAATGACGACGCAGACATTAGCAGCGTCCGTCGATAAGGGAATAAGAAAACATTTTGTTGATGACTATAAGCCAAAAGAGCCTAAGATCGAAAAGGTTATGCAAGTAGGAACTCAAGAAGATTACAACGAGGAGCATCAAGGATATACAGGAGCTGGAGATCTTCCAGTAGTAGCAGAAGGTGCTGCTTACACAGCTAACGCTTTGTTGCAGACATATAAAACTACATACACTCCAATAAAGTATGGAGAATATATTTCTGTTACCGACGAGGAAATGAGATATGAAAAGGCAGCTTTAACAAGAGCATCTAATATTGGAAAAGCGCAATCTAGACAAACTAGAAGAAAGATTGAAAGGGTCGCAGCAGACGTTTATAACAATGCTTTCGATACTTCTTTCACTTCTTATGGAGATGGAAAGCCTTTGGCATCCATCGATCACACGAGAGCGGATGGTGGAACTTCTTTCAGAAACGTATCTGCAAGTGGAATCACACTGACACATACGAATCTCGAAACAGCAATCCAGGATTTCAGAGAGCAAACAGACGATAGAGGACAGCTTATCGAAGCGGCTCCAATGCTTCTTCTCGTTGCTCCAAAGAACGAAGCGAAAGCAAGGAAGATTACAAATTCAATGCTACAAAGCGGAACAGCAGACAATGATTCCAACGTTTTTAAAATGAAGGAATATCATGGAGGTTCACTTAAAGTATGCGTTTGGGATTATTTGTCAACTAGCCAAGGGGGTTCAGACGACGCATGGTATTTACTTGATCCAGAAACTCACAAGATTACTTGGCTTTGGGGTGTAAAACCCGAAGTAGCGAAACTTGATGATACAACTGGAAATTTATCAGATCAAATTAACTGGAAAGTTAGAATGGAAGCATCCACAGGTTGGTCAGACGTGAGAGGGTTCTGGGCATCTAAAGGAGACGGACTATCATACACTAGTTAATTTGATTATTCGACCTGGCAGTGTATAGGCTAACTGTCAACTTGAAACATTTTAAAGTGTTGACCTTAGCAAGTATAAAAAGAGGGAATATAGAACTTTAACTATTAAATATAAAAATAAAATGGGATTATCACATTTCTCAGGTCCAATGGATTCAGCAAATGGATTTAGACAGGACGGATCAACAATTTCGGGTTTTGATTATACACACGAGGACTTCCAATCACAAGCAGCATCTTCTTTAGCAGTTGGTGGAGCCGCTTCTGGAACAGCTAATGCATTGAATATACTTACCTTCGAAAGGAATAGTATTCCATTCGTAGCGAAAGGCACTCAAACGATTCTATCACCTTCGCTAAAGGCAGCAGGTTTTGATATCAATCAAGATCAAACTGATAATGATGGAATTGAATTAGGAGGTTCACATATAACAAGAGGTAGACATGGATATACGATCGGAACAAGTCCATCTTTCTTTTTTGAAGTAAAATTCTCAATTGCAGATGTATCTGGAACAGATGATTGTGCAATTGGTTTCAGAAAAGCGCAAGCTTATCAAGCAAATTTTGATGATTATACAGATGCAGCAACATTAAACGTGATTAGTGGCGCTATCACGATAGAGACCATTCTCAATAATGCAGCGACCACATCCACTGATACGACAGATGCATGGGCAGATGGTGAATCGCATACTCTAACTGTTAATGTTAATAAAAGCGGTGCAGTAACATATCAGATTGATGGAGTATCTCCAACTGTAATAGCGGCATTCACATTCGACACAGGAGATGTAGTATTTCCTTTTATTTTTATGCTAAATGCAGCAGACGTAGCTGGAGAGGTAGCACTGACCAAATGGGAGGTCGGACCACAGGAATTTAGAGGACAACTTTAATTCCTAAAAATGGGAGGTTTTTTTTTAAAACCTCCCATATATTAATTATAAATATATAAATATGGCAGATATTCGACAGTCACAATCACTAGAGTTCGGAGATGTAACGGAGTACACACTAACAAGTTCTTACGTTGCGAGTGATGCAGTCAGAGTAATGGGAGTGTATCAAGTAGGCTTGGATGTTGGTTATACGATGGGTGCAACAGAAACAGGGAACTCAGTGCAACTATTAGTAAGTTTTTCAAATGCAGAAGTCCCTACATCGGCAGATTGGTATCAAGCCGTCAGTGAAAGTACGTCAAGTGGGGTAACGACAATCGCACTGCAAAACTATACATTCGCAGCAGTTTCAGCAGCAGCGACATTTGATAATTTTCATCTAGGCTTTCCTGTAGATGCAATCTGGGTTAGGGTTTCAGCAAAAGAAACAGGTGTTGCTACAAATGCAGGTACATTGAGAATCGCGGCAGCACTTTCGGAGAGAGGAGATTAACTATTATTAATGAGTAATGTCAATATTCACAGATACGGCATGTGCAAGTACAACTTTTTCAGATGAAAATGGAAATAGTGTAACTGTTGTAGATTTGGTGTATAATGATTCAACATTTGAGGATATATCCAATGGAGACCTTGATACTATCACTTATGATGACTCCAGCTATATATACGACGACGAACGTGTGACCTATGATGGAATGGTAGTTCTAGCTGTATCTACTAGATTCAGCGATCTAGATGGCACTAATGTTCCTTTTACAGATATAACGTCTTAATATGGCAACTAATTTTCCTACTACAATCGATAGTTTAACGAATCCACAATCAGCGGATCCGCTTAACAGTCCTAGCCATTCAACACAACATATAAACTCTAATGACGCTATAGAGGCTTTAGAGGCTAAAGTAGGTGTAGATTCTAGTGCTGTCACTACGTCTTTGGATTATAAGGTTTCAAATACTTCTAGTAGTAATCCGGGGCACAAACATACATTAGCAGATGGCGCAACGGATGTGACGTCAACAACAGCAGAATTAAATCTACTAGATGGCGTGACGTCAACAACAGCAGAATTAAATCTACTAGATGGCGTGACGTCAACAACAGCAGAATTGAATTATACAGATACAACAGTAGGAACCGTTACTGCAAGTAAAGCCTTAGTAGCAAACGCAAGTGCGGAGATTGCTTTGTCAAATAATAAATCACTATATGGAAAAAATAGTGGTGGGACTGATTATAATCTGGTTCGAGTAGATGCAAGTGATTATGCTGTACTTGGTAGTGCAAGTTTAGCAGGCGCGAAACTGTACCAGAATGTCGCTTTTAAAGCTGTTCTCACAAGTAATCAGAGTATTACAATCAATACATTTACTAAAGTAACTTTTAGTGTTGAGAGATATGACACAGGAAGTAATTATAATAATTCAACGTATAGATTCACAGCTCCGATAGATGGAATTTATACCTTTGGGGTACAGGTGCAATTTGATGGAGTGGCTGCAAATACAAGGGCAATCGTTGAGATTTATAAGAATGGTGTTGCAAATTCCGAGGAAGGTAGACTGTATAACCATTTCGCTTATAACCAAGATATTATAATGAATATGAGCAGAGATATTAAGCTTGACGCTGGGGATTATATCGAAGTTTTTGTATTTCAGGATACAGCAAATCCATCTAATATTATTGGAAGTACAGCACCAGCAGAAACTAACTTTAGCGGATCATTGAAATTTGCACTATAAATATGAAAAAAATAAAAGAACTTAATAAAGGGGATTTCTTTAAAATGAAAGGAGATACATTTATGCGCACAGATACCGGTTATATGAAGCTAGGGGGTCTTATATTATTCAATGATAGAAATGAGGCGGATCTTGACAAACTAGTTGAGAGTATCGACTTTAAACCTACAGCCGAACAATTGAGCTGGGCTCGCGGTATGAAGAATATTTAAATAAATAAAATATATGGCATATACATTTGCGGAAATTAAAAACAGAGTGGGGCAAAATATCAAATACTATGATGGGTCGGCTTGGTTGACCACTAGGGACGTTACGGAAACTGATGTAGGGGATTTCATTAATGAAATTTATACAGAGGATCTATTCATATACGTACAATCTAGGTATCCAGAATTTTATAGAAACAGAGCAACAGCTGATTCCTGGATCGCAACGGGTACAGTAAACGCAACTTCCGCAGGTACGACACTCGTAGCAACCACCAGCATATTCAATAATTCTATGATTGGATTAAATGTATTCAACGGAACAGATAACGAATCCGCTAAGATTGCAGCATACACCAGTGCATCCACAGTAACATTAGACACGTCAATAGGCGACACATGGGACGGAGATACGATTTACGTATTGGGACAGGAGTTTGCTATAGGAGGGGCGGATGCGGCTGATATTTACGAAATAGAAGACGTAGGAATTAAATTTAATTCAACGGCGCAATACTATACTAGATGCGAGAATCGAGATGAGACTGACTTTCTACAATATGGAGACGAATTAGCAATAGAATCTAAACCTTTTTTTTATCAAACTACAACCTCAGTAATTGGTGTTCCAACCACAACTATAGGAGTACTGCCTAAATTTAGAGAAAAACTCTCCAAAGCTATTAAAATGACCTATACGGCTAGGCCTGCCGAAATGAGTGGTGACAGCGATGTACCAAGAGTTCCTAGTGTATTACCTCTTATATATGGAGCAACTATGAGGGCTTATGAAAAAATGCAAGATTACGAATCTGCACAACACTGGCAATCTAGATACGAGTTATCTAGAGTGAGGATGCTTGCGCAATTTAAATTCAAAAGCAAGAGTAAAATCAGAGTAAAAAGTAGGATATCAGATTTACATAAACGTTACATTTAATATATGGCTTATCTCTATCAAAAAGTAATGGATGTACCTGGATTGTCGGGAAGTTGGCAAGATCGATTGAATACATTCGGACAGAAGTTCTACGGTTCAGGTTATGCTGGTAGTTACGATCAGAACATAGATTTATTAAATAAGATTAATGCAGGAAATTATGGTTCTACACCAGCTCCAGCAGCGCCGAAACCAAAACCTGCAGCTGCAATAAAGCCTGCTGCGATAACACCGTTTAGCAAAATTCTTCCGTATGATAAAATATTCAATCCAAACCAGATAACTTCGCTCGCAGAGAGCCAGATCAATCCAGAAATTCGAAGGCAGGGCGAGCAAGCTAGAATTGGACAAGATAGAGGATTCGCACAATCAGGTGCTTATAGAAGTGGTGTGGCAATCGGAGATAGGCAAAGAATGGTTGATTCATTTGAAAGATCCAGAAAAGAACAGGTGTCGCAATTTACAGGAAATATAGATAATGCTTTAACAGATTGGTACAACAGGCAATCTCAAACTTATTATAAGAATCCAAGTAAGTTCAAATCACCAACACTGCCAACATTTGAACAGTATGCGAATGCAAACAATGGAGGAATAACTGATCTTTATAGAGCAACTTAAATATTAAATAATAATAAAATGACATCACAGGAATACATGGATCAAATGAGCTCGATGGGTGAGATGCCTGATTTTAAAACTCAGATAACTCAAGCATATGAGGATCCAGTGCTCAAACCTATAGTAAATGAGAGAGCAGAGCTAGAGTCTAGATACTTACCTACCGTATTCCAAAACTTCCAAGGAGGTACAGGAGCTGCAGATATGAGCCCCGCTGCGAAACTTATGAAGATGGGTACTAATTTAGGACAATTGACGTCTAAAGTTGGAGCAAATCAGGATATACAGAACTTCTATGGAATGCAAATTGATAATTTAGCTAGGCAGCAATCTGAGAATTATAATAATAGATATAGTAGGTTAAGGGATATGTATGGAATGGCTTTTCAAAGAGAGGAAGCAGAGAAGGCAGCGGAAGCACGTGCAAGATCCGCTGCAGCGCAGCAAGCGCAAATGAGTAATCTGCAAAGTTTGTACGGAGGACAAGGAGAAGGAGGACAGGAGGAGGGTTTATCAGGAACGATAGGAACACCTACTGATTTATCTAGTTTAAATGCAAAGAGGGCATTATCAGGGAGCAGCGCTGTAGATCAGAATTATTTTGATAATACTTGGTCTAAACGACAACCTAAGAATTTAAATGCGCTGGATCACTTTAGATTAAGTTTAGATAGAAATGCGGGAAATGCTGCTAAAAATATGTTATCGAGAGGAATAAGTGTGCGTAATACCCCCGTGGGATCGATCGCATCGACTTTAAGAAATTGGTTTTAATTACAATTTAATAATGGCACAAAAAAAACTAAGCGGACAACAATTTGTAGATTTTTTAAAAGCAAACCCTGCTTATCAAAATATTAGTATAGACACAGGGAGTCAACAGTCCTTGATGAATGCATTAGGCGAAGGAGGGATTCAAGCTAGGCAGGATATGTTTGGTAGATTAGCAGCGGCCGAGGAAGCTAGGCGAAAAAAGGAGAAAGGTCCAGGAGGAATTCTAGGTGTGGGATTGGGGATTGCGAAAGGTATAGCAGATCCATTTATTAGATCAGCGAAAGTCGGAGCAGAATTAGGTAATCTAATATCTCATGTTGGTCAAGGAGAGGATTACCAGAAGATGTTTTTTGACATTACGAATCCAAAGGACGCATTAGGAGAATTTGGTAAACTAGGATTAAGTACAGCCGCATTCGCAGTACCTGGAGGAGCTTCTACATACCTAGGTGCTGGATTTAGAGGGGCTGGAGGGGCTGGATTAAGTTCAGCATCAAATCAATTAGATCTGGATAAAGAGAATTTTGGTATAGATGCGAAAAGATTAGCTACAGATTCATTAATGGGTGGAGCATTTGGAGCAGGTACAAAGTACCTTGGCAATCAATTAGGAAAATCAAAAACGAGAGGGGATTTAAAAACATTAAATAGTATAGATGGTAAACAAGATAGACTGAAGGATTATCTTGTTAAAGGAAGTCCAGCGAAGGATTCGCAAGGTTTCGCAAAATTAAGTGGGAACAGGATGCAAAGGCTATCAAAAGATGTGCAACTGGATACCATGGGCATAAAAGGCTCTCCGAAGGATTTTAACTACTATTCGAATACGCGAAAATTAAAGGCGGATATGTCTGATATGCTGGATGTTTTAGGAGCGAAGCCGACGCAAAAAGGACAACAATTACTCAAGAACGAAATCGGGAAGGCAAAGGGAGATTTGATTGCTAATTCTGGGTATGGAGGTATAAATGTAGAGGATTTCACTAGAGACATGACTAGAAATGTGATGCTGGACGGAGGCGAGAATATAACGAGACAGGATGTTGCGAATAAATTTGCAAAGATTGCAGGAGATTTCTTGGATAGAGAAGGAGATACATTAAGTTCCTTCAGTCAAGGTGCTTCAACTCTAAATCCTGGGCAGATGGATAAAATAAGACAGGGCATCGGACCATATGCGCGGCGGGCTTATAATAGAATCGCTAACGGAACATCCAAAGATAATGACTACTTAATAAGTGCAATAGATACATCGCTTAAAAAAGATCTAAGTAAAAATGTACCTGGGTATTTAAGAGCGAATACTATGCTAGCAACGCTCGATGCACGTACACCAACAATGTCAGGAGCGTTTAATCAAGGCAATAGTGTTTCCAATCTGGGACAGCAAAATCTGGTGTCGCAAATGACAAGTTTTGCTAAAAATAAGGTTATAGGTCCGGGATTACAATTAGCGGGGGACTTACCAGGAAATATTAAGAATTTTAATATACCAAATATGAATATACCAGCACCAATCGCAAAAATGGCAGCAAATCCACTATTACAACAAATTGGACCAGCAGCTATGACGAATATCAGAAGCAACTTGCAAGGACAGGAGCAAGGAGGAGGAGGAGTAGATCCACTAGAATACCTTCAAGGAAATATGGAGGGCGGACAACCACAATTGGACGGTTCTGCAATGCAATCAGGAGGAATGGAAAATCCGCAAATGGGAATGGGAGGGGGTGGACAACCAGATAAAATGCAGATATTTCAAGCAGCGTTGGCTGACACCGGAAATGTAAACACGGCAATGAAATTAGCTGAGTTTTTAGGAGAGCAAGGTGGTGGAGGGTCTCGACATATGCCCCAAAGAGTAATCGACGGGATGATAGATGCGGAAAGCGCTCTAGATAGTTTAGATTTGCTTGAGGATACGGTTCGAAAAAATGGTAAATACATGGGACCTGTCCAGGGAGGACTACTGGGGAATCTGGCGCAACGGGTTGGACTTGGAGGAAATAGAGCAGAGTCTAGAACTCTATTGAGTTCAATCGGGCAGAGTCTTGCTAAAAATCTCGAAGGAGGTAAATTGACGGATGACGATAGAAGGTTTTATAGAGAAGAGGCATTACCGAGTTTATCTGATACACCACAGAATGCTTTGAGGAAAATAGAAGCTTTACGTGAACGAGCAACTCAGCAATTAGGGAATGTTCAAAAAGGATACACAGGAGCTTACGGAGATAACGAGTTTTTAAATATGTACTAATGAAAAAAAACGGAATGCTATGGATCAACAACCTAAGTGGATCGACTAATCAAAGAACTCCCTCGCTAATGAAGAATGAGGAATTTGAGCTATTAGTTAATGTTTCGCAAACGCAAATAGGGTCTATTGCTCACAGACTAGGTTCTGAACTCTTTTTAGACAGTGTTTCTGCAGATGCAGAAGTGAGAGGAATGCAGAGATTTAGGGCGAATGATGGAACAGAGCACCTACATATGGTTAGTGGTGGGAAGCTATATGTGAACGGGGCTTCTACCTGGTCAACTCAGCAATCTAGCGTTTGGGCTGCAAATAGTGATATAGATATGATTAATTATATTGGTAGGCATTTTTATGCAAGCTCGCTAGCAGGAGAATGGGTTAAATCATCAACGGAATCGGGTTCTACAACTAATCTTACAATCTTCTCTACTACAGCAGCTGCTGGATCTACTGCAACTACTTTGGTAGCCTCTGAAAGTGTTTTCAATATAGGAATGGTGGGAATGACTGTATTCAATACGACGGATTCTGCAAGTGCTGTGATCACAGGTTTTACAAGTGATACGAGTGTGACATTAGACACGTCAATAGGCGACACATGGGACGGCGACGATATAGAAATGAGAATAGATGGAAAATACCTGGCAGTAAATGGTGCCTATATGATGATTGCCGGAAATAGTATATTTCCTAGAAGATCTTATTTTTCAAATTTAGATAGCGACGACATCAACACAGGGACTGACTATTTTATTACTTCTGAACCACCTACAGGAATTACATCCTTTGGTAACGGTCGCGCTTTCGTTATTTTCACACAGGACAATTATCTAATCGTAGATCCAGCAACCGTATATACGAATCAAGTTGATGGTTATGGTTGCGTTTCGCAAAGGAGTATTCAAACATTAAAAGGAAGTATTATTTTTTTAGACAAAAATGGATTCTACCTATTATCTGCAAATACATCGTTCCCTACAGACATCTCATTACCAATAAAGAATGACCTAGGGTTAGATGCATTATTTAATAAAATCGCACAAGGAAATTTAGAAGTTACCGCAAGCGGAGTTCGTGATAACAGATATTATTGTGCCGTCAGAGATTTATCGGCCAGCGTAAAGGGACAGGATTTGGATTCTGTCATATTGGAATACGATATTAGTCAAAATAACTGGAAAGCACATACATTCACAGATGGTGATTTAGCTTCCGTATTCGCCGAATTCACAGACAGTACTGGAACATTTCTTTATGGTGGTAGTTTTACAACTGGATCAGTATTCAAAATGGAAGTGCCGGCAGTCTACACAGACGAGAACAGATCTGCAAGTGCAAACGCAGTTACCGCTGTTATAAAAACTAAACATTACCCATTCTATGATTCAAGCATGGGAGCAGTTTCACAAAAAATTGCTAAGAGAGTACATTTTAGGTACTATGCTGCGTCTGCTATTACTGTTAGTTATGCTGTAGATGGATCAACGACTTATACACAAATAGGAACAACGTCAACATTGCCGGCTTACACGACCACACAATGGAAATGGGGTTTTATGGACCTTGGGGCAGAATGCAAATCGATTGGTTTCAAAATGAGTTGTTCAGGACAATTTGTAATCTATGCTATGGGAATAGAGGTGCAAGTAGAAGATAGATTAGGTATTAGCGGAAGTTAAATAAAATTATGAGTCAAGTAATTAAAACAATATCAAAATTACCAGATGCAGATGAGGATTATATCGAAGCTGGGTATAATAAGTATTTGATTAAAACAGAGGATAATGTCCCTCTGGCTATAACTGCTAATACAATCTCATCACAGGAAACGGGAAGTTTTCTAAAGACTGCAAACAGGAGCCTTCAAATACAGGAAATTGGAAGTACAGCTATAGATTCTATCAGCATAGATGGGATTACAGGGTTTGGTACTGCAAGTGTAAGTATATCTCATGGTTTAGGATGCATACCTACTGTGTTGTGTTTTTTCAATGAGGAAGGAACAGGAACATACAAACCACTCCCCTATTTTGAATTCTTTTATAGTGGTGGCAGTTATATAGGTTTTATTTCTATTAATGTAAGGGTAGACATAGACAATCTAACCTTTGATATATTCACAGAATCATCACCAACCTACTCACTGCCGTTCGCAATCAAATATTATATTTTTAGAGAAGAAGTAAAAGAAGAAAATGAGTGATCTATTTAATAGAAAAATAGAACTGGATGATCCAGTAGACGATTATAAAGATTCTGGTTTTGATTCAAATCTAGACAGAAGAATTGAAGAGCAAATAATGCCAACTAGGAATTCAATGCAGGAGGATTCTAGAAATAATTTTAATATAACAAATGTAAAAAGTTTTCAGATTTTTGGAACGGGTCAAACGTTTATAAAGGGTAGTGAGTTCTCTGCTACCGTAAACCATAATCTAGGATACGCTCCTGCTTTTTTATCTTATGCAAAGTGTGATGGAGTAGCTTTACCTGAAGGCTACAGTATGTTACCTTATTTAAAAAATGACGGAATAGCTAATCCAAGAGTGGTTGGGCAATCAAACGAGGTGAACTTGGTGTTCAGTAGAAATTTTATAGGTAGTAATGATCTAACAATCTACTTTATTGTCTTTAGGGAAAAAACAGAATGATGGATAATCACGCACTAACACAATCTAGCTTTGCAGTCAACACTAAAAGCGATTTACAACAATCGGACACTAAGAATATTCTAGTTTTTAAATCTGGAACGGTTTTACTAAAAAAACCTGCAGGCGATACGACTGCTTTAGTTACTATAAATCATAATTTAGGATATGAGCCAGCTTTTTTAGCTTATTTCGCTCAAGAGGGGAATTCTACTTTTAATTATATACCTTTTGAAACGATAATCTCCCCTGACTTTCGGACTGAGTGGAGAGCAAGGGTTAGTAAAGTAACAATACAGTTTGAAATAGTTATGCAGACTTTAGGAGTTAACGTACCGACCGAATATAATACTGTGTTTAGATATTATCTGTTAAGAGAGCCTGCGCTATAACGATGAAATTTAAAAAAATGTATAATAAATAAATATATGGAACAAAAAAAAAACAACGAAGAAACTAGAAATGATGACAACATTCGGAAATTTAAAGCGGCTGTTTTTGATCGGGTGCTTGGGGGCCTTGCTAAGCCTCGTGTGTTTGCCTTTTCTAGTTTTCTTATCGGTATTTTCGCAGGCCTTTCTGGTGCAGTGGTCCTTTATTTTGGATTACCTGATCAGGTAAGTGCAAATAGAGATCAGCTAGCCACTAACACAGCTGCTATAACCGAATTAAAGGAGCAGACTGCCAAAATATCAGTCATTCTAGAAACATCAAATACAGAACTTTCAGAGAAATTAAAAACATCGAACGAACAAATAGAAAATAGATTAAGAACGCTAGATGGAACAATTAATACTTTAATTTTGACATTACAGTAAATGGTAATAATTGTGTAGTTGATTGTT